CTGAAAGGTCGGGATCTCGCCGTCCTCGTCGGGCTCGCCGTCGGGGTCGTCCTCGGGCTCGCCCAATTCGTACTCGTAGAACACCCGCGCCACCCCGCGGCCCGGCAACAGCCGGTCCTCGACCACCCCCTTCATCACGTCGTCGAGCTCCTCGACATCGTCCTCCCAGGCGAGTGCCCGTTCGAGGATATTGGCGCCCAAAGTAGCCGCCGGGTCGGCCGTGTCTTTGTGGCGGCGGGCGACATCGGGTTTAGGTATTCGCCCATATAAAACCGGCTTCAATACTTCAACATTACTCCATAAGATATTATATTTCGCGGTGCGGCCCTCGTTGGCGTCGCGCTCGTCGCGGTAGCGCTTGACGAGCTTGCGGCCGCGCTCGATCCAGTCGCGATCTTCCTTTTCGGCGAGGTCGAGCTCCATGTCCCAGAATTTCCAGACCGCCTGCGGGCCCTCGCCGAGATCGTCACGATCCTCGATCGCCGCGCCCGTGCCAAACGTCTGGTCTTCAGCCATCTAGATCCTTCCCGAGCGCCCGTCGAGCCGCAGGATCGCATCGCGCGTGGTGTGCTGCCATTGCCAGTCCATCGGCATTTGCACGCCCGCAACCATGGTCCGCGGATCCAATGGCATCGGCGTCAGCGCCGGTTTGGAGCCGGGCATCATCTCGTCGAGCATCCGCCCGATCAGACTGAACGCATCCACCTGATCGTCATACGTGCCCGCCGGAAACCGCAACAACTCGTGCAGGAAATCTACCACCCAGGGTGCATTGCGCGGCAAATACACCTTGCCCATGCCGGTCCGACCGCGGATCGCCTGCGCGCGCGCTGCCTTGTCGGTCGAGCTCGCGAATTGCCGGCGGACCGCATAGATCTTGCGCTCCAATTGGCGCTTGGTGATGAACGGGCCGACCGAATTCTTGATCTGGCCGGCCTCCTCGGCCCAGGTGATGGTTTTCCACCGCGCCATCATGTCCAAGAGCGGGTCGATCCACTGATCGGGCGAGACCTGGGCGCGGTAGAGGTCGAGCAGGTAGAGATCGGCGTTCGGATCGAGCCCAACGACCAGATGCACGGTGAAATCGCCGCCCGCCTGCTTGGTCGCGTAGTCCGAGGCGCCGTAGGTGCGCAATTGCTCGCGCGGCGGCGGCTGGTCGTACCATTTGAGCCAGTCTGACTTGAAATAATCACCCGATTCCGGCACCGGCCGCTGCATGTAGAGCGCCGACCAGTTGCGCACGTCGCGCTGGGCGATGGCGATCATCTCGTCGGTGAACCATTCGGGCCAGAGTTTCTCGCCGGGGGCGCGGCCCAACGGATCATCGGCCTCGGCCAGCATCGGTAGGTTGACGATCTCCCACTGCTCGCCGCCGCTCTTGGCCTCTTCGAGCAGCCGGCCGGCGAGGTCGTCGTCATGCCACCGGGTCATAATCAGGATGATCGCCGCCCCCGGTAACAACCGGGTCCAGAAATCCGACTTGTACCAGTCCCACACATGCTGTCGGACCGTCGCCGAATCGGCGTCGGCGCGGCCCTTGACCGGATCGTCGATGATGCCGAGCGCGCAGCGCCGCCCGGTGACGCTGGCGTCGACCCCGACCGCGAAATACTCGCCCCCGCGGGCGGTTTCCCAGCGGCCGGCGGCGCCGCTGTCGCCCGACAGCCCAAAGCCAAAGGTTTCGCGGAAGAGCGGACCGCCGACGATGTTGCGGACACGCCGGCCAAAGCGCTCGGCGAGCTCTTTGGAGTGCGAGGCGGCAATCACCGGCATCGCCGGGTGGTTGCCCATGAACCACGGCGGGAACAGCACGCTCGCATAGGTGCTTTTGGCCGAGCCTGGCGGCAAAAACAGCATCAGGCGCTTGATTTCGCCGCGCGCGACCGCTTCGAGCTTGGCAATGATCAGCTCGTGGTGCTTGGCGGGCTCGATATCCGGCATCGTCACCCGGATGAACTGCGTCAGCGAGGCCCGCGCCGCCGCGCGCGAGGCCTCGGCCTCGTCTTCGGCCGCACCAGCGGTGATTTCGGCGTCGACATAGCGCCTGACCCAATCGGGATCCTCCTCGGCCGCCAATTTGACGTAGGAGAACCCGCGCGCCTTCAGATTTTCGACGTTTTCGGCGTTGTGCGCCCGTCCCGAGGGCTGCCGGAAGAGCTCGACGTCGGGGCGGATCAGCAGCCAGTGCCCGGGCGGCGGCATCCGGCTGGTGGCGATAATGCCGCGCCACTGGCAGCCGCCGTCGAGCCCGCCCGGATAGCGCCCGGCGATCAGTCGAGCGTCGTCGAGGATCGCCTCAGAGAGATTGCGGGCGTCGTCGAGCCACACTGCCGAGGCTTCGAGATTGGGGAAGCGGCGCCGATCGACGGCGTCCTCCATCGCCAGAAAGTCGACCTCCAGATGCCGCGCCACCCCGTCGCCAAGGTCATAGAGGTAGGTCCAGCGATGCTTGCGCTCGTCATAGCGCCCATCCTGCGTCCAGTGCTGCACCGTCCGCACGGTCTGTGCGGCGAGCTCGTCGCGCGATTGCCGAACCACGACCCAGCGCCAGGCGCGCTGCCGGCGGTAGCGGACGGCGCGCTGGATGATGTCGTACACCGCCGCGGACTTGCGCCCGGCATAGACCGGGCCCACGAGCGCGCGCAGGCGATGGTCGGATTTGAGAAAGGCGGCGAGTTGCGCACCGGGCGGGCTATAGCTGACTGTCGCCATGCCATCCCCGGTAGATTGGAATCAATCTAACCGATCGATCCCGATTTGTTCGGATGCTCTACGGACCGCGACCAACGTATGACAAAAGTTTGACTGCTGGGGCCCCAGCCCCGTCAACTAAAAAAAATAGGAACGGAGAATTCCCAAATCCGCCAACAAGATGCCCGAGGCTTGCTTGCGGTGTAGTTGGGCGATGACCGACCACCGCGCGAGCGACATCTCGCAGCCGAGGACATACCACGCGCAGCTGGCAGCGAGGGTCTGACCGCCGAGCGCATCAAGCGCCCCCCTGACCTGCAGACGCGCCGCCTCGTCGCCAAAGATCTCGACCCGATGACCATTGCCGGCGAGGATCACCGGCAACCTAGTCGTGTCCGCGGCATATAACCGGTCTAGCATAGCGAGACGAAAATATCGGTGGAATTTGTCTCCAGCCCGCTTTTCCTTATCAGTGATTGTCCCCTCGCGCACCATGCAGGACAAGGTGTCGAGCCCCTTGAGCGGTCGCGCCAGGTCCTCGTTGGCATCGCGAATCGGCGCCGCCAGACGCTCGATCGGCCCGTGGGTGTAACGCTCGCGCGTCGGCAGCAATTCGACAACATCTCGACCTCGGCCACGCCTGGCCTTTGGCATCTTCCCCCTCCATGATTATCGTGCCGCGATGGCAGCACTTGTGACACTCGAAATTTTGGCCGGCGACATCGCATTGCTGCGCGACGAATTGCGCGCCGTGCTGGAGACGCTACTACGGCTCGATAACCAGGTCGCGCAGCTGGAGGCGCGCCTGATCGCGATCCGCGACGAAAACCAGGATGTCGCCTCCCAGCTGCGCGACATGCGCAGCGAGCTCCTCGCTCGGAACCGGGCGATCGGCGGCCGCCTCGACCGGCTGGAGCCGCTGGCGGCGGCTAGCCCGGCCGGGCGCTGAGCACGGCGACCAGTATCAGTAGTGCCGCGGTGGCCAGCAGCACGCCGGCGCCGAACAAGAAGGCCGAGAGAAACTGCCAGCGCACCAGGCGGCCGAGAAGACCGCCGAACCGGCCGAGCTCGGTGTTGAGGGTGGTCTGAGATCCCGCCACCCGTGCGGTGTTGTCGAGGACCTGGGAGATGTCCGTGCGCGACGGCAGCCGCTGGATCTCGACCAGAACCTCGCCCATCGCCCGGTCGAGCCCGTCGAGGCGGGTGGTGATGGCGAGGGTTTCGGTGACAATCCCTTCGAAGGCCTTAAGGCGGCTTTCAAGCGCCTCGATCTTGTCTTCGACGGCCTTGACCACATCAGCAACACCCTGGCGGCTGGCCGCGCCCTGCAGACCCAGCACCAACCCCTGCTCGATCATCGCCAGCCGCTGCAGCGGAGAAGGGCTATCCATCGTCACCGGTGCCCGCCAGTCGCCAGCCTCCTCGGTGAGCCGCCCACCATCCCCCGATGTCCCCAACTTGGTCATGCTAACCTCATGATTTTAAAATTTTTTCCGAAACAGCGCGGCGCAACGGTGGCCCCCGCATTAGCGAGGCCGGCGGCCTCGCGGCCTCGACCCGGGGGGGGGTAAATCAATCCATGGTAGGTCAATCCATGGTAGGTCATTGCCATGGTCACCATCATATCCTGTGGCTCGCAGCAATGGAGATGCCCTGCCATGGCATTCCTCAGGGCAGGGTCCGGCGCCGTCGCGGCTGCGCCCAGCATGCCCGTCGAGGAAGCACCGGCAGAGCATCGCGGCGCTATGGCAAAACGCCGTAGACACCCGATTATCGGATGTCAACAATGGCTCTGGCACTGCGCTTTCCTGGGGTGCGGGGTGTGGTGTGGGGCGATTGGCTGCACGATTTCATGGCTGTGGCTCG